AGAAAATTATTACTTAAAATGTTACCATCTTGGTACAGAAGAATATCCAAGTTATTGGAAGAGTTATAAAGTAGGTAAAAACGTTGCAAAAGGTGACGTTGAAGAGATAGGTACAGGAACATATCCAGCGGGTATGGCAATACCAGGCTTTATCGTTTATGGTCGTCGTGATCCACGCACAATTGATATCGGCGTTAGCGATATTGATAGCGCAAGTGACGCACAACGTGAGCATTACAAATTAGAATGTGAAGCCTATACAAGTATTCAATTCGCAAAGACTATTATTCGCGCAGATAAAGGTGTTGCTATCCCTGTACACGCCGGTTCTATAGTTCGTGCAAGTGCTGGACAAGTAGAATGTATTCCTGTAGAAACTGGTGACGTAGATAAAGTCACAAGTCGCCAGCGTGAGATACTTGAACAGATTGAAGCATTGACTGGTCTTGGTGGACTACGCAATAGTAAAAATCAAATTGCTAGCGGTATCGCTATCATTGAAGAACGTAAGACATTGCATCGCCTTGCAAAAAGCAAAGCACGATTGATGGAAGTCGCTGAAGAAATGATATTTACATTTGCAAGTCGCTTCATGGGTGTGCGCTGGGCAGGTGAAGTGCATTACAATACTGACTATGAAGCACATGACACCAATTATAGATTAGCATTGATGGGTCAAGCAAAGGCTCTTGTTCAAAATAATCCTATCATTGATAATCTTATCGCAAAAGAAGTCATTGGTATGCTTGCTCCTGCTGAAAAGATACCACAATATGAGCAGGCTTATATTGATACGATAACTGATCCACAAGTAAAAGAATTGATGACCAAAGATAATGAACAGATCAATAGTCGTGATCTTGGTGATCAGATAACTACACCAGAACAGTTTGGTGAAACTGAAGCAGTTTATGGTGATACGACAGAATATGATAGTGCTGGTGATACTTTGTCAGGATATGATGATGAAGGTATAGGTACTCCTGTAACATATACAGGACAAAGTTATTATACTAATCAAGCCATTGCAAGTCAGTTGACCGGCATTAACACAGGTAGATAATTCGTTTGTTACGATATAACTAAAGAGGAAATATGACAGATAATACACTCGTTGGCAACGACACAGCCCCTGAAGCAGAACAGGGTACAAATCAGCAAGTTGATGGTAAAGTAAATGCAGGTGCTATTCGCAAAAGCACTACAAGTTCTATTTTGAACGCATTGTCACAAGCAAGCGGTCAAAATTTTGAAAGTGTAGAAGCAGCGATTGGTTACATCGCACGTACAGCCAGTCAACAAAACACCGTTGGCAACGCACAGCCAGTGGATTCCGAGCCTACATTAGAATCACGAATGGGTCGTGAAGTAGGTGAAGAAACCGATCTACGCGAACAGTTCATGAAACTTCAGCGTGACCTCGCGAGTAAGGAGCGAGCATTACGCACGAAAGAACTAGACAATGAAATATTACGTACTATGGGTGACAGATTTGATCCAGATTTGCAAGATTATGCGTTGCAAAAGATCAAAAACAATCTATCATTCAAGCGTGATGGCTCATTTGCTATCGTTAATTCAAAGGGACAAGAACGTTATGGCATGGATGGTAATCCACTTACAATACAATCACTAATAGAAGAAGTTGCACAAGGTAATCCCAAGTTACTCAAGCAAAATAATCTATCAAGTGGTAGTGGCTTGCGACCGGGACAACAAACATTTGCTGGCGCAGTACCAGATTCAATACCAGACTATAGCAAAGATCCTGCAGCCTTCAACGCATGGGCGAACAAGATGGGCTTAGGTAAGCGTGTTGGTCTTAAAGGTGCTAGCGTAAGTGCAACTGTGTCCACAGCAAGTCGTAAAATCGTATAGCCAACTAAAGGAGAATTAAAATGGCATATGTACTAGGTGGCGGTAATAATGAAGCAGATGGCTTTACAACCGCTATTGCAAACTTTGCTCTACGCGCCATGCATGAAAGCACAGGTTTAGTAGAGTTCACACAGGTCGTTGCGCCAAATCAAGGTAATCAATATTTGGTACCTAACTTTGCGCCAATCACATACCAAGACTATAACCCAGCCGGTTCAAGCGGCGGTGATGGTTTCGGTTCACCTCCACTAGCCGTTGAGCAGAATCCTGCTCTAGGTCAGGGAAGCATCACAGCAACTCCAGCAGTTGCAGCAACAGCATTTGACGTATTCTACGCATGGACTACATCATTTGAATTAGCCGCAACACTAGGTGCTGAACTTGGTGAATCATATGGTGAAAAAGTAGACATTCGTGTATGTCAGGCTTTCTTATCATTCAAAGCAACACCAGGTAACACTAACTATAGCCCAACACCAGCAGACGGCTTTGCTCGTCCAACTCAGTTAGGTGCTATGGAATTGCTTACTGCTGGTCTACCAAGCAATACTGCTGGTTGGACTAATGGCTTCACTAGTGCTAGCGTATTAGAACTAGTTCGTAACGTCAAGCAGAATTACAAAGTTGCTCGCCTACCAGGCACTCCAATCATCGTATTGGACAGCAACGGTGATGCTCCTACTCCAACTACTACAGCAACAGCAGGGCAAGATGGTTCTTCATTGAATCGTATGCTTGCTGAATTGACTGGTGGTGCAGTATCACAGTCAGGTGGTTCAAACCTATCAGCACTTGGTAATGAACTATTGTCAACTGGACGCATTGAAAGCGTTTATGGTTGCGCAATAATCTTCACTACATTCTTGTCAGCAGCAAATCGCGTATTGCTTGGACAGCAGTCAACAAGCCCAGTGCTTGTTGGTGCATACTTCCACGAAACAGCAATTTTCACTGTTCTTAAGGAAGGATTGCAGATCAAGATGGGCGAGAAGCCAGGCGGATTACAGATGTGGTTGACTGGTCTTGCTTATATGGGTGCCGGTGTAGCCGATCCAAGACGTGGCGGCGCAATCAACATTTATCAGGCCTAATATTAAATTAGTATAGGAATAAAATAATATGTCAGTCCCCTATCAACGAATCAGTAATGCAACAGTAGCAGATATCATATTTTATGATCCTGCCGCTGAACGCCGAGCAGCACAGATGCAAGTCAACTGGGATGACTACTTCAAAGTAGGCAGCCAAGAGATATTGTATCAAATGGAGTTTGGTTGGTGGCCAAAGTATTGCGATACGGTTTTAGGGGCAACATATTACACTAACTTACCTAACGGTGCATTGATATCTTCATTCAATCCTAGTTTGCTCATCAAAAATGATCAAACATTGATACGCCTTGACACGTTCATGGCTGTCAAGATATTCTATGAAAGTATTGTATCAGATGTAAGCAATGTCAACGATGTTGATAAAGTAAACTTTGATCATGCTTTACGTAGATATCAGTTTGAATGGGAAAAAGCACTACAATTAATGAATTGGTACGATCTGAACCAAGATGCTCCTAACGGACCTACAACGAAGTTAGAAGAGAATTGGACAGCAGATGTGGACTACTTCAATAATGATCGCAGGTATTTTTGATGAGTAATATACCATTAATCGTAAAGCAGAATATAATTGATTACATCAAGGTAGTCGCAGACACACTTGTGCCTATCGTTGAAGTATCAGGCATATATCCTGCTGAAGATGCAATCGTACCATATGGTATCTATGTTGATGATGTCGCTACAATCAGTAGAGAAGTAAATCAACTAGGTGTCACAAGATGTGGTAGTATCTATACGATGACTGATCAGTTTCAAATATTATTTGTTAGCGTCCAAGATGATCCTAAATGGATTTTTATTGAACAACGCATACAAGATATGAGTGCTGACGCAGCATTTTTTAATGGTTATTACGAAGTCACATTTACTCAAGATATTGTAATCGGTAATCGTAGTGAAAAACGTACCTATACATTTGATTTAAAACGCTTGAATTTTAATGATTAGCCACTAACTTAAGGAGAACTACAATGGCTTATATAACAGTTAACGAGACAGGTACTTTCCCTGCTCTCATTCTATCTACTGATATCGCTAACTGCAATGTTGGTGCTAACGGTAATGGATTTTTAGGTGGCAATCTGTTATCAGTCACTTGTCTACAAGATGTTACTATTACTAACAGTACTGGTATCTTCTCATGGACAGATTTTTGTTCTGCTAGTATCAACAAAGTCACTACACCAAGTGACAATGAAATTAGCACAAATGTCGTGATTGATCCAACAGGATGGTTTGGTAATGCTAACGCAACACCAAATACTAGTGCATCATTCTATGGTGTATCTGGTCTATCTGAAAACAGAGTAGAAGTTGCTTTCCGTGTTCAATTGAACAACAACAGTAACGTTGGAAACGCAGTACCAGCAAATACTTACGCTTATCATGGAGTTGGTTACATCAGTAGCCTTGCTCCAACAGTCAGCCCAGACAGTCCAGTTTGGGTATCACCATTGACAATCGCTGTCAATGGCGACATGAAGAGCGAAGGATAATTTGTAAAAACAAGGAGAGCGTGGTAACACGCTCTCTTTTTAATAAGTGAGGATAACATGAGCGATTTATGGTTAAAAACTACAGAAGAAAAGTTGCGTAGTTTA